TGCCGCGCCCCGACCGGGGGTCGGCTCGCGGACTGGTGGCGACGGCGTCCGTCCACACCAAGCACCCGGCGCGGCCCGAGAACATCCGGGCACACCGGCTGCTCGCGGGTGCGTGGACCCGCGTCCCCGTGATCGCCGACCGGTACGGGCTGGACGCCGTCGGCCTGACGGCCGCGCTGGACACGTACGTGTCTGCGCTGCTGGTGTCGGGCGAGCCGCACGTCTTCGACAACGTGCCGCGCCTGCTCACGCAGATGCAGGTGTCGGCATGACGGACGAAGAGCTGGAAGCCCTGCTGGATGAACTGGAAGACGGCTTCCGCGAGGACGTCAATGCGGCGCTGTCCCTGACGGCCGCAGAGTTCGCCGACGCCGTCAACGCGGCGGACGACTTGGTTGCCGCCGTCTTCAGCGTGTCCCGCATCAAGGACATGTGGACGCGGCGGGTGACCGGCCTGGTCCGCAGCCTGAGGGGCATCGTGCGGCGCGGCTCGCAGACCGCTGCCGAGGAAGTCGGCGAGGACGTCCCGTCCGATGAGGACATGGCCGAGAGCGTCACCCGCTACGAGGTGGACACGACGCAGCTGCTGAACGCCGTGGGCGACCGTCTCGCGCGCGCTGCGAGGTCCGCCCTTGCCGAGGGCCACGACGCGGGCGACAGCCCCGCACAGCTCAAGGCACGGCTCGTTTCGGCGTTCACCACGGACGGGTCGAACCTCGGTCCCGGCCGCGCAGAGAGGATCGCCCGCACCGAGGCGACCCGGGCATGGAACGCCGGGCAGTTCGCCGCAGGCCAGGCGCTGACCGGACCTGACCGGCCGCTGGTGAAGCAGTGGGTGACCCGCAACGACGAGCGGGTGCGGGCGGAGCACCGTGACGCCAACGGGCAGCTGCGCCTCTTCGACGACCCGTTCACGGTCGGCGGCGAAGAGCTGCTGTACCCCGGCGACCCCCGGGCCAGCGCGGACCTGACGATACAGTGCAGGTGCATCATGCGGACCGCCACCGCGCCCGACGAGAGGACCGCCAGTATGGACAGCGACACCCACGACTTCCAGTCTCGGATGCCCGACCAGCTCAAGGGGTACTGGCTTCGCGGCAAGGGCGCGGCGCGGATCCGCTGGGGGACCCCTGGCGCATTCGACCGGTGCGTGCGTGAGCTGCGCGACGACTTCCCCGAGAACACCGAGGGGCTGTGCGCCAACCTCTACCACGAAGCAACCGGGACGTGGCCCGGACAGAACAGCGGCGCGACCGAGCACACGGGCGCGATGATCGCGCTGGTGCCGAGCGCGGCGGACGCCGCCCGCATGGCCATCGACGGCGGCGAGCCGGTCGAAGAGCTGCACACGACGCTGATGTTCCTCGGCAACGCCGCCGACTGGGACGACGAGGCGCGGCGGGACCTGATCCGGCAGGTGCAGTACGCGTCCGTCGACCTGACGCCCGTGTCCGCCCGCGCCTTCGGTGTCGCCCGCTGGAACAGCGACGGCCCCGAGCCCGCGTGGGTGTGGAACATCGGCGACGGCGACGGCGAGTACGGGGTGCGCCTCGCGGACCTGCACAGCGCGGTGTGCAGCCCGCTCTACGGCCACGAGCTGATTCCGTCGCAGCACTCGCCCTGGTCGCCCCACGTCACCGCCACGTACGGCGACGTTGACCAGGACGCGATGACCCTCGGCACCGGGCCGCTCACCTTCGACCGTATCCGCGTGGCCTTCGGCAGCGAGGTGATCGACTTCCCGCTGCTGGACGCCGTGCCGGTGCCCGAGTACGACGAAGACGAGTCGACCGGTCTCGAAGCCGAGGTGCTTCCCGAGCCGCCGCCGACCGCGCCGTGGTCGACGCCGTACGATTTCGGACTCGCGTTCGAGAACGAGCAGACGGGCGACGGCCGCGTCTTCGCCCCCGGCGCGCTCTACTGGAACGGCGGCGGACCGTGGCCGCTGCAGTACGCGGAAGAGATGCGCGGCGGCCACGACGGCGCGCGCCTCGCAGGTGCGATCCAGGGCATCGGCCGCGACGGCAACCGCCTCACCTCTCATGGCGTCCTGTACCTGACGCAGCAGGCCGGGGCCGAGTCCGCGATGCTGCTGTCTCAGGGCGCGCCGCTCGGGGTGTCGGTGGACCTGGACGACGTGGACGTTGAGTTCGTCTCGACGCGGCCTGCGAGCGAAGGTGAGCTGGTGCTCGCTGCGAGCCTGGCCGCCGCGTCCGTGATGCCGACCGAGGACGGCGGATGGATGCTGGTGGGCGAGACCTCGCCGGTCATGACAGCGTCCGGATCGGGCACCGTGTTCGAGTCGAAGCGCGTGACGTTGATGGCCGGGCCCGAAGGCATCGTCCCGTTCGAGGCGCTTACCGCCGCCGCCGGCCACCCGGACATCATGGGCGAGATTGTCGACCGTCAGCTGAGTGGCGAGTTCCTGGCCCGGATCACCCGGGCGCGGGTGCGCGGCGCGACGCTGGTCTCGATCCCCGCCTACGCCAACGCCCGCATCGTGCTGGACGAGTCCCCGTGGGTGACGGCCGCCGCACAGCAGGCCGGGGATGACGAGGTGCTGGACGACGAAGTAGCTGCCGCTGCCAAGCAGAGCACCGACTACGAGAGGGTTCTGCGGCACGTCCGCAACAGCAAGGGCCCGGTCGGCGCGGCGCGTGTCGCGCAGCGGCTGCGGATGAGCGTCGTGGCCGCCCGCCGCTACCTCACCCGCGCGGCGCATCAAGGCGAGGTCGTGCGGCTCGCACGCGGTCTGTACACCGACCGGACGTCGTCGGCGCGCGCCGACCACGTGATGCACGACGACCGCCTTGCGGACGGTCCGTACGACCTTGCCGCCTCGGTGTCCGGCGTGGTCGACCTGCCGGTGGCGTCCCGCGACCGCGAGTGGGACGGCGACGCCGCGAAGGACCGCGTCTTCGAGTGGGCCGACGGCGACGCGGACCGGATCGGCCGCGCCTTCGCCTACCGCGACGACGAGGCGGACCCGAGCACCAAGGGTGCCTGGAAGCTCGGCTATGCGGACGTGATCGACGGCGAGCTGACCATCGTCCCCGGCGGCGTGGCCGCTGCGATCGGGGCCATGAACGGTGCGCGCGGCGGCGTGGACCTGCCGGACGGCGAAAGGGAAGCTGTCCGGGCCCGGCTGGAAGAGGTGCGCAACCACGTGATCGACGAAACGGAAGACGACATGGACGACCTTGCCGCAAGCGCGTGGACGGCGATGAAGGATCTTCCCCCGATGCCGGCCGACTGGTTCCGCGAGCCGACCGAGGCAGAGCTGCCGCCCGGCGGCCCCGGGGTCAACTACGCCAACGGCCGCATCTTCGGATGGGTGGCGCAGGCGGGCGAGCCGCACGCGGGGTTCGCTAAGAGGATCACGATCGACACGCTCGGTCGCATCGACACCCGCCACTTCCTGCGGCAGCGCTTCACGCTGGACGACGGCACGACGGTCAAGGCCGGGGCCTACACGATGGACGTCGGCCACCACCGCGACGGGGCCGAGTGCGAAACGTCCGCGTGCCAGTTCGACGACAGCCGCACCGTGGCGGGCGTGGTCACGGTCGGCATGAACGACCGGGGCATGTGGTTCAGCGGCGCGGCGGCCCCGTGGCTCAGCGAGTGGGACCGGCGGGTGTTCGAGGTGACGCAGCCTAGCTACCACATGAAGCGGGGCCCCGGCGGCTGGGAACTGCGCGCCGTGCTCGGGGTCCCCGTCCCGGGCCACAGCTCGCCGCTGCTGGCGTCCGCAGTCTTCGAGCGGACTCAGCTTGCCCTGACGGCCGCCGCCACGATGGCCGAGGCGGACGCGGTGGTGGAAGCCGAGGAAGCCCGGCAGACAACCACGGTGGACGTGACCGCGAGCCTCGCCGACGCGCTCGACTACGAGCGCCTAGCTGACGCGCTGGTGGCCGCGACCGCGCGGGCCGAGGCGCGCCGGGCAGCGGAAGCTGCTGAGCTGGAAGAGCTGCTTGCTGAAGCCCGTACGATGGGCACTGACAACACCGGAACCGAAGGGGTGTGATCACGATTCCTTGTGCATGCACCAAGAACCGGGCCCGTGGGGACGGCAGCAAGCCGCCCCCGGCCGGCACGTACCGCGTCATGGTCGACGGCCGCAAGGTGTACGAGACGACGAACAAGGCGTCCGCCGACGGGGTGGCCGCGAAGTTCGACAGCAAGCGCACAGACGTCCGCGTTCTCGCCCCTGGTGAAGCCGGATAGCAACCCACTCAGGACCGGCCCGCGCCAGCAGCTATCATGTGCGGTAGCTGCTGGCGTTAGGCCGGGTCCCTTTCAGAGAAAGAGACTGGTCTCACCATGGACGACATTTACAGGCTTCCCGAGGACGTCACCGAGCTGACCGATGAGCACCTGGAACAGCACCTCACCGCTGCGGTCCGGTCGTTCCAGAAGATGTCGCAGACCGACGAGTTCACGGCGCAGACGCTGCCGACCCTGCGCACGCTCAAGGCGTCCATCGGCACGCTGAAGGACGAAAAGGCCGCCCGCCTCAGCGCTGCCGAGGCCGCCGCTGCTGAGATCGACGCGCTCACCGCAGAGGTGTTCGGCGTCGACGACGACGTGACCGCTTCCGCTGAGGGGACCGAGGACGCGGCCGACCCCGAGGCCGAGGCTGTCACCGAGGCCGCGCCCGAGGCCGAGGTGATCGAGCCGACCGAGGTGGTCACCGCGTCCGGTGTCCGGCGTACCGCGCTCAACCTCGCCGCCGTCCGCGCCCGCCAGAACGGCGGCGGCGGGATGGCGCGCTACATCGAGCCCGAGACCCCCGAGGGCGTCACGATCACGGCGTCCGTGGACGTGCCCGGCTTCCGCCCCGGTGAGGAAGTCACCCTGGCCGAGATCACCGACGGCGTCATGCGGCGCGCGACCGGGCTCAAGACGTCCGGCGGCGGCACCGGCCTGGTGGCCAGCTACAAGCTGCCCTTCCCCGACGAGCTGATCGTCAAGGACTCTTCGTCCGCGCCCGAGGGTTCGACCGCGCTCATGAAGGCGGCCGACCAGCGGCGGCTTGAGGGCGGCGACCTGGTCGCGTCCGGCGGCTGGTGCGCCCCGTCCGAGACCGTCTACGACATCACGGACATCGCGTGCCCGGACATGCTCTGGGACCTGCCCGAGGTGCAGATCAACCGTGGCGGTCTGCGGTTCTTCCGCACCCCCGCGCTGGACGTGGCCGCGCTCACCTTCGTCCACACCGAGCAGGACGACATCGCGGGCAACACGAAGCCGTGCTTCGAGATCCCGTGCCCGGCCCCGATCGACGTCCGGGCCGAGGCGGTCGGCGTCTGCCTCTCTGCCGGCATCCTCACGCAGCGGTTCT